GCGGTTTGATTGGTTGACCATCTGGATCATCTGCGCCAACCCCGAGCGTATTACGATATTCGTCAATCAGGCTTGCTATTTCTGCCTTTGTATCCTTGTCCTTGTGCATATCCCGATTGATAGGAACATGGGCGGCTATAAGTCCAGGTAGTAGCTCAATCTGGTCTTGAATACGTGATGGGTCGTTGACTAATGGTTGGCCTAACTCAATACGGGCAAAAGCGCCAACCTTGTCGAGTGCCTCTTGGTGCTTGATGTTGCAGCGGCGCTTTTCAACACGAGCTAGAAAATCCGCCTTGCTGGTGAAGTTGCCATTAGCCCTTGCTTGCAGGATAGCTTCAACGGTTTTGCCCGCAATACCCTTGATACGCTGAAACGGAATAATCAGCCGAACATCAGTAGCAATTTCAAACCGATCCGTTGATAGGTTAATATCCGGCATAGAGACATCAATACCGTCAATCTTTGCGTCACGTATCAAGCCGGGGAGCTTGTCTTCGTCCAGCAAGGATAAGGCAGCGGCATAAAATTCTGCTCTGTAATGGGTGCGCAACCACATTGTCTGATAGGAAAGTAAGCTATAAGCCACGCTATGAGAAAGATTAAAGCCATAGCCAGCGAATCCTTCAATCTTGTCAAATAACTGCCCTGCCCATCGTTCATCGGCACCAATCCGGTTCATACAACCGCTTGCAAATTTGTCGCGTTCTTTTGCCATTTCTTCCGGCATTTTCTTGCCCATAATCTTACGCAATTTGTCGGCTTCTGCGCCAGAATAACCAGCAATGACACGGGCGATTTGCATTACCTGTTCTTGATAGACAATCACGCCATAGGTATCTTCCAGAATGGGCTGCATTGCGGGGTGATCATAGTCTATGTATTCCTTACCTTGCTTGCGCTGCCAGAAGGAATCCATCATGCCTGATTCCATCGGTCCAGGCCGATAAAGTGCGGTTGCAGCAGAAATATCATTGAAAGTAAGGTTGCCGTCTGCGCCCAAGTTTTTCAACAAACGCCGCATACCACCAGACTCAAACTGGAAAATACCAGTCGTCTTGCCTTTGGCGAAATTTTCCAACACTTGCGCGTCATCAAGCGGAATAGAGATTAAGTCCGGCCTTTTTCCCGTGCGCTCTTGAATATAATCCAATGTTAGCTTGATCTGATCAAGGGTGCGTAAGCCCAGAATGTCAACCTTGACCAGCCCTTGATCTTCAACGATGCGCTTGTCCCAACAGATGGCAGCGGCATCTTTGCGCCGTTCGATCACGCCGCGCTCGACCAGTTCACAATCAGAAATGACAATGCCAGCGGCATGTTGCGAGAAGTTGCGGATCGTGCCTTCTAATTTCTCCATCACCGGCCATAGATGGTCGTATTTGTCGGCAAAATCGCTGATAGCCTCAACCTCTGCTCGACAGTCAGCAAGACTGGCGGTTTCACCATGTAATTTTGGCACGAATTTCGAGACTGCGTAATCTTGCACTGGAAGGTTTGCTACACGGCCAATATCACGCATAGTGGACGCCGCACCTAATGTGCCAAAATTGGAAACGCCAGCAACACGATTTTTACCGTATTTACTTACCAAATAATCAACGATTTCATGACGGCGTTCAGACATAAAATCAAGGTCGGCATCAGGCAGATCAATACGATCTGGATTGATAAAACGCTCAAATAACAAGTTAAAACGGATAGGATTGCAGTCGGTAATACCCATCAAATACGCAACCAGCGAGCCACCGACAGAGCCACGCCCCGGACCGACCAGAATATTGTTTAGCCTGGCATATTGGACAATATCCTGCACCAGCAGAAAATAGCCAGAAAAATTTAGTTTTTTGAGCGTTGATAGCTCATAGGCCAAGCGCTGTTTGTAAACCGTATCAAGTTCAGTTTTCGTTGGCTGGTGGCCGAATACGGGTTGAGTAAAACGTGTCCGCCAGCCTTTAACACATGCCTTGACAACCTCTGCATATTCATCATCAGCCATTTTAGGCAGCGAGACTTCTTCTTTTTGCCACTCATAAGTGACAGCATCAACAAGCTGGTCTGTGTTTTTGATGGCTGAAACGACATGTTGGCTTGCCTGTGCAGCACCACGCTTGTTTAAATACTCAATGGTGCTTTTGGCATGAGTAAGAAGTTCTTTTTCACCCATAACATGAAAATCACGCTGAAAGCGTGAGCGGAACCACGGATCGGTAATTTTCTGATTATTACAAATCGCCGCCATAATCTCTTGAGCGTCTGCGCCATCTTGTTCGTAAAAGGCTGGCCTGATGGCAATCGTTTCAAGACTATGCTTGTTTGCATAATGCAAGGCCAATTCATTCATGCGGCCGAAATAAGGAGCGGCATCTAAAACGATTGGCGCAAAAATCAATTCTGCATTCTGTTTGAGCTTATGGATGATGTTGTCAATATCAGGATGGGTTAATACCGAATCCGTATCACCCAAAATAACACCCAAATCGTCTTTACCTACACTAGCTAATTCCTGATAAAGCTCATCAAAGCCTAGCTTGGCGACATAATAGAAATGTTCCACATTATGACCGATACTCAACAACCGGAATATTGCTTGCATTCCCGCCTTTGTTCGTGCCACTAACGTCAGAAAATACGCTTGTGGCATGTCGGTTTTTTTCTCGCCCTTTTCAGGTCGCCACAATGGATTATCTGTCAATCTTAGCCGCACACCGATAATTGGCTTCATATCAACCTCTTTGGCTAGCTTGGTGAAATTAATCATGGCTGTTACCGACATGGTATCGGTAATCATTACTGCCTTTGCGCCGCAGCCTTTTGCTTCACTCACGAGCTTTCCGGTCGTTAAAATACTTTCGCCAAGCGAGAAATCTGTTCTGGCGGCCAATATTGAGTGCATTATGTTTATTTCCTTTGTTTTAAACGAACTACTCCGTCAACGCAGCGAATGGCGCCGACATGCTCCAGTGCTTGACAAGCAATACGGACATGCGCTTTTGCTGTGTCTTGCTTCCAATTGAATTTCTGCATGAAAGAGGCAACCAGGTAGTCATTGGAAATTGCGCCTTCAACGCTTAACAATAGATGGCACAATAGGTGTAGATATTTCGGTCCATGTCTGGCAAAGGGATTAACCCGCCTTTGCAGCTTGCCACAAACATCAAGGGTTGACTTGTCCAGCTTTTCAAGCAAGGTTTGCGTTTTTGGCGGCAAACTCATAACTGATTCACCCATGATGGCATCAACTGTTTGTTTTCTAGATTTTCTTGATGGCGCTTCAATACCATATGCGGCGCGTAATTTTTGCCTACGCTGCTCATGGGCTGGTTTACATTTCTCGGCAAAAGGACAATTTTTACAGATTGCATCTGATGCACTAAAGGCGATAACCGATCCAAAACAGCCCGGTGCGAAATCCGGCACCTCCATACCACTTGCTCCCTCTTAGCCGCTAACACTTTTTGTCAGACCACGAATTTCCTTGATGATTTTATGCCGCTCGTCTGGTTCTGCGCTCATAATGGTAAAAACCATATGCGCGCTGATGCGCCTTGCCACTGGATGCGAAAATCCAAGTGATTTTGCGTATTTTGCCTTCTCGGTAATTTCGTCTAAGGCTTTCAGCAATTCAGGCGGTTGGTCACGCAAGATTTGAACGAATAATTTGGCACGATCAGACAAATTACGCATGACCAGATTGTAGCAGCTTAATTGCTCAATCTCTGTCGCGGCGGATGGCGCACCATCAGCGATAACCTCTTCATAGGTTATGTCGTTTTCGCTGCCATCGCCGTAAATACCCGCATCAAATGAAACAGTGTTGTAACCCGTTGTTGGCTGGCGCTCATACTGTTTTTCGATATAGCGATTAACATGGCGTATCATGCCATTATGCAAATAAGTCAAGAATGAAGCGCCACCTTCTGGATCGTATTTTTCAACCGCATTCAACCAAACAAGTGCCAATTCCTGTTCGATGTCCCTGATTGTATCAGAATGCGCCGCGCCAAATGCCGCCAAGCGGCGATGCACAACTTTACGCGCCAATCGCTTTATCGCTGGTTCGCTATATTTATAATCACGCCATTTTTCGCTCTGTTTTGTGTTTGGTTGTTCGCTCATAATCCCAACACCCTGTCAATAAGCTGGTTGATGGTCTCTTTGTCGATACGGGTCATGCGATTGGTAAAGGCAAGCTCAAGCCCGGATTTCCAGTTGAAATAGAACACCACCCCAAGCTTGGCAGCGGTAAT